TATACCTTGTCGGATATTCTACAACCACAGGAGCAGATTGGGGAGGGGTATTCCCTATCAGCCCTCGCTGTCGAGCGAATAATCACAAAGCAAGAAGCGAAAGTGACACCTCTCTTACCATCACCAAGCGATACTACGGAGCAAAAAGTCAAGGGACTTACATTGGTTCAAGTAACCAAATTCGTATAATGACCGAGATAGAATGCGAGAGGCTTCAAGGATTCCCCGATAATTGGACATCTTGTATTAGCAAGCCTCATAGATATGAAACTTTAGGCAACGCAGTAACTGTGGATGTCGTAGCAGCACTCGCTAAAAAATGCATACCTTTATTTAATTAACAAAAACCAATCTTATGAAAATCATAGAACTACTTGACGGAAGCACTTGGGACATGGAGACAGTCCTTGAGAAGATGCACGATGATGACTTTTACTACGGGGTACTGGGTAAGAACGCCCTATCCTCCTCTGCTTGCAAGCTGCTGCTGACATCACCCAAGACGTACCACTACGTCACGAAGTACGGCAGCGAGGAGTCTGATGCGTTTGCAGTAGGTAGGCTCGTTCACCTTATGGCTCTAGAGCCGCACCGCGTAGCGGACTACGAAGTGATTGAGGTGCAAAGTAAGAACGCAAAGGCGTGGCAGGATGCTAAAGGCAAGCGTAACCTATGCACCCGTAAGGAGTACAACGAAGCGCAACGCATCTCTGATGCGCTCCTGCGCAATGAGAACGTGCTTGGCCTGCTGACTGGCTGCGAGTTTGAAGTACCCAAGATTGGTATGATTGGCGGCCTGCCCTTTAGGGCGAAGGCTGACATCTATGCTGAAGGGTTTTTGGCTGACTTAAAAACAACAACCGACCTACGAGCATTCCCTTACTCTGCCAAAAAGTACGGCTACGATGTGCAGGCATTTATCTACACCCGATTGTTCGGAGTGCCGATTGATAAGTTCTTCTTTATCGCTATTGACAAGGCAAGCCTTGATATAGGCATCTACTCGGTCAGTCCCGAGTTCGTGGCAGAGGGTGAGCGCAAGACTTTAGAGGCTATTGAAATGTACAAGCAGTTCTTCATCTTGGGTGAGGACTTGGATTCGTACACAGTTGTTGGTACGTTATGACCGACATCACCAAATGCACGGGCGAGGGCTGCCCACTAAAAGAAACGTGCTACCGATTCACCGCACCTGCCGAAATGTACCAATCGTTCTTTGTTGGCGTACCTGTCAAGCACGGCCAATGCGAATACTATTGGAACACCAAACTTTAACATAAAACCAATCGTTGCATTTTTTGCAACACCTCAAATACCAAAGAATAATGCAAGATCAGTTTATGAGGATTGCTATGGCGCAGCTCCGTAGCACCTACCCCTTCAAGCCCCAACGCAGAGCAGTAGCTGCTCGGATGTGGGTAAAGTATTTAGACCGCAAAGCGATGGCGCAATGGTTCAAAGACCAAGAGGCGAGCGTATGATTAGACCCTTTGTGCTTGCCTTCCACAAGCAGAACTCTGGAGTCTCTCACCACAGGACATTTGCACCCTTGATATGCCACAAGGATGCCGATGTCTTTTTTATTGAGAAGATAACGGACATTGACCCCGAGATGTGGCCTAAAGTCACTCACATCTTTGCAAGCCGTGCATTCCCTGTTGAGCCGTTTGATGACTTCGTAAAGCTCTGCCGTAAGGAGGGCATCAAGCTAATCGTTGACAATGATGACTGGTGGGTTCTGCCCCCTACGCATCCCTTGCAAGGTCTGTACGTTGAGCAGATGAGAACTCGCATCGTGCGGTCTATGAAAGCGGCAGATGAAGTGTGGGTGACAAATAAGCACCTTGCCTCAAAAGTCAAGAAGTACAATACCAACATCCGAATCATCCCCAACGCCATCAGCGTACCAACGTGGCAAGTAGAGCGAGAGCCAAGCGATGAAGTGCGCTTCGGGTATATCGGAGGCAACCACCACGCAGCAGACGTAAAGGAATCCACGATCAACCTTGAAGGCTATCAAGGGTATGTGGCAGAGGTAGATGGCTACCCCGATATTATGAAGGCAAGCCATAGGCTGCCAACAATGCCCCCAACACACTACCATAAACTCTACGAGTTCTTTGATGTGAGCCTTGTGCCGTTAAGCACTTCCGAGTTTGCCAAGTGCAAGTCGCACCTAAAGATGCTTGAGGCAGGGTTTAGCAAATGCGCTTTGATAGTGAGCAACACGCAACCCTATTCACCCTACATCACCAAAGAGAACTGCATTGCCATCAAGCACCCAAGCGAATGGGCAGGAGCAATCAAGAGGCTAAAAGAAAACCCCAACCAAGTTGCTGACCTAACGGAATCGTTATACGAGTATGTGCAGGACTTTACGATGGATAAGATAAACGAACTCCGATGCTTTACATAGTCACTCCCTGCTCACGCCCTCATAACCTCGTGAGGCTAAAACAACATATCCCTGCCTACGCAACGTGGGTTGTCATGATGGATGCTGCTACCAACTTCAAGGGAGCAACAGGCGCATCAGTCACACATTACTCCACACGCACGGGGGATATGGGCAACCCCCTACGCAATGAGTTCCTTGAATTGTATGCTGATTCCTTTACCAAAGAAGATTGGGTGTACTATCTGGATGATGACAACATCCTGCATCCAAAGTTCCTTGAGGAGTGGAACAACCTAAACTCCCTTGACTGTTCAATCGTAACGTGGGGGCAAGGGGGCAGGCTACGCCCTACCGACCAACCCCAAGTCGGCAACATAGATACCGCCTGTTATATGTTTAAGCCATACGACCTGCCCCACCTGCGCTTTGAGATGGCCTATGAGGCCGATGGCATCTTTGCTAGTGAAGCCGCAAGGCTCGGCACACTTATCTGCGTAGAGCAGTACCTTTGTTATTACAACGCCCTAAAATGAAAACGAGCAAACAAATAGACGGGTGGTTCAACCACCAAGCAGCATACGATTACCTCCTTGCCAATATGCCAGAAGACGGCACATTCGTAGAGTTGGGTGCGTGGCTCGGTAAGTCATCAGCCTACCTATGCGACAAAGCAACACACCAAGAAATCACAATCATTGATTCTTGGAAGGGGTCACCAAACGAACTCACCACCACCCACAAGCTCGCAACGGAGGTAGACATCTACGACCTGTTCTTGGAGAATATGGGTGAGCGTAAATACAATGTAATCAAAGCAACATCCAAAGTAGCATCAAAGAAGTTTACCAACGAATCCCTAGACGTGGTATTCATAGACCTTACCCATACCTATGAGGCGGTAAAGGAAGACATCAAGCTATGGTTGCCCAAAGTAAAGAAGGGTGGCTACATCGCAGGAGATGACTACCATGAACATTGGCAGGGTGTAATCCAAGCCGTTGATGAACTGCTGCCACACGCTACGTTCATAGATGACTGTTGGATATACCAAAGGTGAAAACTGTAAACTCATTGTCGGGAGGCAAGACCTCCTCTTTTATGTCGGTGCATTATCCTGCGGACATTGAGCTATTCTCTCTTGTGAGAACAACGCACCCAAAATCTTTATTTCCCGATGCGGCAATAAGGCAAGAGGTATCTGACCGAATCGGTCACGAGTTCGTCGGAACGCTTGAGCAGGATGAAATCATCTACACGATGCTTGACCTTGAGCAGTACATAGGGCGCAAGATTCATTGGATTAGCCCCAAGTCATTTGATGAGGTGCTAACAAAGACAAGAGGCACAAAAGCAGATGGTACAGAATATCGGCACTTGCCGAATGTAATGATGAGGTACTGCACCACCGAGCTAAAAGTAAAGCCTATCACGCAATGGCTATACGAGAACACAGAGTTGCCCGTGACTATGAGGATGGGCTTTCGTGCCAACGAGCAAGGCCGAGCGCAGCGTATGCTTGAACGTCAACTTGATGGAGTAGAGTATGCGAAGGTAAAAACAGGAAGGAGCAACAACCGATTCAAATGGACTAACGTAAAATACCGAGTAGTAGAGTTCCCATTGATAGAAGCAAACACCTACAAGGACACCATAGAGTCCTACTGGCAAGACAAGCCAGTCCGCTTTGCCTATATGAACAACTGCGTAGGATGCTTCCACCGAAACCCAATGCTACTAAAACACATGAGCGACAAAGAGCCTAATAAGTTTGATTGGTTCGTGGAGCAGGAGCAACACGGTGCGCAATGGAAAAAAGAAACAACATACGCCAAAATCAAAGACCACCAAACGCAACATACGCTTTTTGATAATGACTTTGATTCCTGCGATACAGGATACTGCGGACTATGAAGAACCACACAAAGGTCTATCTCAAAGGGATGGGCTACTCCACAACTGACTTTATCCCCTGCGAGGTATGTCAAGCCCAAGCGCAAGACATACACCATATCGAGTCAAGAGGGATGGGTGGCAGCAAAATTGCTGATACCATAGAAAACCTAATGGCTCTATGCCGTAATTGCCATACAGAATATGGGGATAAGAAGCAGCACAAAGAGATGCTAACCGCAACACACGATCACCACCTCGCAAAAAGGGTTATTTAGATACAACCGAAAATAACGGAACTGAACGGATATGAAAGATGACAAAGGCAGGTTCATAGCAGGCAACACAGGAAGGCCAAGCGGAACACCAAACAAGACCACCAACAAAATCAGAGAGGCATTCCAAACCCTCATAGAAGCCAACCTTGAGAACATGACCCTATGGCTCACGCAAGTTGCTGCTGATGACCCGAAGGGCGCACTTGACCTCTTGAACAAGATGGCAGAGTACACGACTCCCAAACTCGCAAGGGTGGAGAACTCACACGAGGTATCGGATGAGCTAACCAAAATCAAAGTAGAGATTGTCCGAGCTAAACCTAAAGAGTAGCGAACTCTTTGAGAAGAACTACACCGCCCCAACTCGGATAGTAGTCAATCAAGGCGGCAGCCGTTCTGGTAAGACCTACTCGCTTTTGCAGATGCTCATCGTGATGGCGATGGAGGATAGAGGCAAGGTGTATTCTATCGTGCGCAAGTCTCTGCCCTCTCTGAAGATGACGGCCTATCGTGATTTCTTTGAGATTCTAAATGCCAACGGTCTCTATGATGAGGCACGGCATAACAAGAGCGACTACACCTACGAGCTGAACGGCAACCTCTTTGAGTTCATCAGCCTTGACCAACCGCAGAAGAAACGTGGAGCAAGACGTGACTACCTATTCTGCAATGAGGCAAACGAACTCACTTGGGAGGATTTCTTTCAGCTCTTGATTCGTACCACAGGCAAGATATGGGTTGACTACAACCCCTCTGATGCGTTCCATTGGATTTACGATAAACTGCTGACTCGTGATGACGTTACCTACATCCAATCCACATACCTTGATAACCCGTTCTTGGATGCCTCAATCGTGGAGGAGATAGAGAGGCTGCAACATACGGACAATGACTACTGGAGAATCTACGGATTAGGAGAACGTGGGATGAGCAGAGCCACCATCTTCCAATACGGGCAGGCAGAGATACCAACGGATGCCACGCTCTTATGTCACGGGATGGACTTTGGGTACACCAACGACCCAACCGCACTTGTGGCGGTCTATAAGTCGGGTGACAATCTGTATGTAGATGAACTTATCTACCGCACGGGTATGACCAACCCCGACATCAGCAACGTACTTGCCTCACTTGGGCTTGACCGAAGGGCAGAGATATATGCTGACTCTGCTGAACCCAAATCTATTGAGGAGCTGCATCGTATGGGATGGAACGTGAAACCCACGCAGAAGGGCGCAGATAGCGTCATAGTGGGCATTGACGTACTGAAGCGGCACAAGCTATTTGTTACCCCACGAAGCAGCAACCTAATCAAGGAACTTCAGAACTACAAATGGGTAGAAGACAAAAATGGAAACCTGCTTAATCGCCCCATCGATGCCTTCAATCACGCAATCGATGCACTTCGCTATGCAACGTATAACAAGTTGAGCAGACCTAACTTTGGCAGGTATGCCATACGCTAAAACTAAAAGGTTATTTTAATACAATGGAACTAAAGGTAATTGTACCCACCTCCCTGTCAGAGATCACGCTTGACCAATACCAACGCTTTGCGAGGCTTGAGGGCGATGAGGAGTTCTTGACCCACAAGATGCTTGAGATATTCTGCGGAGTGCCTCTGGCAGAACTGCCCAACGTAAAGTTCGCAAGCGTAGCCAATGTGATGCGCCACATCAATACGATGTTCAGCGAGAAGCCAAACCTAAAGACGGAGTTCACGATGGGCGGTGAAACCTACGGGTTCATCCCGAACCTTGAGGACATAACCTTTGGGGAGTATGTGGACTTGGATAATTATATGGGTGACATACAAGAGCTGCACAAAACTATGGCAGTCCTCTACCGACCTATCACCGAGCGCATAGGCAAGCGGTATGCTATTGAGCCATACGAATCAGCATCCAAGTACTCCGCATCAATGAAGGATGCGCCAATGGATGTTGTGATGGGAGCGTCGGTTTTTTTTTGGCGTTTAGGAAACGAGTTACTTCTCGCTACCCTGACCTCTTTGGAGAAGGAGAAAACGAATACTCCGCAGAGTCCCAGTTCGGTAGAAAGTGGGGATGGTATTCTTCCTTCCATCAGCTTGCTCAAGGAGATGTTACAAGATTTGAACGAGTCGGAAGGCTTGGCGTTCACGAAGCCCTTACCTTTCTCGTTTTTGAAAAAGAGCGCATAGACGTTGAACGCAAACAATTAGATAAGATAAAAAAATGAGACAGTTCTACGACATCACCACCAAACTCAAGGACACCCTTGAGGCCAATAGCCAAGTCAATGTGGTAACCACAGGGGATATTTTTGACATAGACCTAAACAAGCAGACCATCTTCCCTTTGTCGCATATCATAATCAACCAAGCAACATTCGAGGGACAGATAGTACGGATGAATGTAAGCATTGTTTGTATGGATTTAGTGGATGAGACCAAAGAGAATCCGAGATTGCAGGCAGAGCCGTTCTACGGCATCAGCAACGAGCAAAACATACTGAACACTCAACTAGCAGTAATCAACGATGTGGTGACAGAACTGCGTAGGGGTACTCTGTACACCGACCTTTACCAGTTGGATGGTACTGCTTCTTGTGTTCCCTTTAGCGAGAGGTTTGAGAACCTGCTTGCAGGGTGGACTGCAACCTTTGATGTGCTGCTTGCAAACACCGAGATCAGCATCTGCTAAAATGGCACGAGAGGATTTGCTTGCTGCGGTACTTATTAAGTTTGGCAAATATGTCATTCAACAGGCGAGGAGTAACCTCACCAAAGGCAAGCACAACTTTGACAAGACCCTTTACAATTCACTTCGGTATAACATAACCTACGAAGGGACTAATTTCTCTATGGCTTTCTTAATGGAGGATTATGGTGAGTACCAAGACAAAGGAGTAAGGGGTGCAGGAGGCACGAGAAAGAGTACAAGCCCATTTAACAAGCGCAACAACAAGGGCAAGATATGGAAGCAGAAAGCACCCAATAGCCCATACAGTTACAAGGATGGCAAGAAGCCATCGGTAAAGCACTTTAAGCGTTGGGCAGAGAGCAAGGGGCTGAATCCTTTTGCAGTTCGTGAGTCGGTATTTAGGCAGGGTATTGCCCCCACTAAATTCTTTAGCACTCCATTTAATATCGCATTCAACAAACTGCCACCAGATATTGCTAACGCAATAAAAAATAGTTTCTAAAAAATGAGTACACCTGTATTTTCCACACCGAGCAGCCTTGCTATGGCAAGAAGCCCACAATTTATCACGGCAAAGAACAACGCTCTTGCGCTTGACACACTTACGGAGATGGACTTGAACCTGCGTATTCGCACGGGTGTCCTTGCGGCATCGGGTTCGTTTAACTACTCGTTGAGCAAAGACTATTCTATAAACCAAGTCATCAACTTTGAAATCAGCGATCTAGTTCGCTCGGAGTTTTACCATGACTTCAGCGTATGGAATGACATAGGCTACACGCAAAGCCCACAGGGTGAGGCGTTGTGGATAGTACCCGAAGGCTCTGTGACATTCTCTAATAACGGAGCAGCCCCTGCCAACGCAACCTTCCCCGATGAATCCCCTACCGCATACGCATACCTAACAACTGATGGATGGGCAACTCGTGATAATATCGCCCCCGTTGCGGTAACGCAGGCCGTGCTTGCCACGAATCGCAATCGGCAGGTGCTTGTCGGTAACTACGAATCCCTTGCGATTAACAATAGCGTAAATAATGGTCTTGCTAACATTGTCATTAGTTGGCAGAGTGGTGATTCTGATGATTTTTATGTGAGTTCCGTCAGCACCGCCCCACCAACACGCGCAACCAACAACTCACAAAACCTTGTAATCTATGCAGGAGTCGGCCCTGCAAACCTTGAGAACAATCCTTTTTTACCTACCGAGATAAAGCCAAGCGAGCAACCTA